TGTTATGGGGGTGGTGTTGCCCTAAATTGTGTTGTAAACACCAAACTTAGGGAAAGGTGCAATCTTTGGATTATGCCCAACCCAGGCGATGCAGGAGGTGCTCTAGGAGCAGCATTATTATCTTATGGTGGAAAAACACAGTTCACCCCGTATTTGGGGTATAACATCAGTCGTAAGATTGATCCAAAGGAAGTGGTCAATTGTTTACTCAAAAATAAAATCGCTGGTGTTGCAAATGGTCGTGCAGAGTTTGGTCCTAGGGCTCTTGGTAACAGAAGTCTACTTGCGGATCCAAGAGAAATTTCGACCAAAGACCTCGTTAACGATATCAAGCAAAGACAGAAATTCAGACCATTTGCTCCTGCTATTTTGGAAGAGCATTGTCACGATTATTTTGATATGCCTGACCATTCTCGCTATATGTCTTATACTTATCAATGCACTCGCTCAGACGATATACCTGCCTGTTTACATGTGGACAACAGTGCAAGAGTACAAACAGTACCAGAAACCTCAAATAGTATCCTCAGACCAATCTTAGAGGCATGGTACGAACGTACTGGTTGTCCAGTGCTACTGAACACATCTTTGAATGTTCGTGGTAAACCTATGGTCAATGACTGGAGTGATGCAGAATTATTCTCTAAAAAGTACTCTGTGGACGTATTCTAAATAAGATGTTATAATATTGAAAAGTGTTTTCGGTATGGCAAAAGGATTTAAAGTGGTGTCTAATAATCCCACAAAAAGTGATGATGGTTTTAGCATTGAGGCTGCAAAGCCACTTCTAAAAGGCAAGAGCATAGTCTTTTGTTTACCAGGCAGAGGAGTTTCATACATCTTTCTGAAGAATTTCGTTCAGTTGTGTTTTGAGTTAGTTCAAAATGGAGCTAGTATACAGATATCTCAAGACTATTCATCGATGGTCAACTTTGCCCGTTGTAAGTGTTTAGGTGCAAATGTATTGCGTGGACCAGATCAATTACCTTGGGATGGTAAGTTACAGTATGATTATCAGTTATGGATTGATAGTGATATTGTATTCAACCTAGAGAACTTCTATAGAATCCTATGGATGCAAAAAGATATTGCTGCTGGTTGGTATTGTACTGAAGATGGTAAGACTACATCTGTTGCTCATTGGTTAGAAGAGAATGACTTCAAAGAAAATGGTGGAGTTATGAACCATGAGATGTTAGATGGCATACAGAAGAGAAGAAAACCATTCACTGTTGACTATTCTGGTTTTGGTTGGTTACTAATCAAGAAAGGTGTATTTGAACATGAAGAGATGAAGTATCCTTGGTTTGCACCTCAAATGCAGGTGTTTGAATCGGGTGAAGTTCAGGATATGTGCGGTGAAGATGTTTCTTTCTGTCTTGATGCTATCAAAGCAGGATTTGAAATTTGGTGCGATCCTAAGTGCCGTGTAGGACATGAGAAAACAAGAATTATATAGATAGGTCAGAAATGATCAAGCTTTGTTACAATGGCAGAAAAGTATGATATATACGTTGGGGATAAAAAAGTTCATTCTTCAGTTTCTGAAGACGAAATGTTAGATATCACGCAAGACTTTGCGGATGAATTCTATCAAGTCGGAACTCCCCATCCTGATGATGTACGAGTTGAGTATCTGGGCTACGATATTGAGGACGAATAGGATTCCGACAGACTAACTGGCTACGGAGTATCTCTATAGTCTTCTGGTTCAATAAAGGGGGGGTCGCAAGACCCCCTTTTTTATGCTCTAAATAGATAAATATACGGAGATTGTAGTAGAAAGTGCCAGTTCAACAAACTTCGCAAGGATTTAAGGATATTTCACTTTCTTTCAAGCGACATCCTATTACTAATGATATTCTTCCTTTAAAAAATGAGGATGCAATAAAACGTTCTGTTCAGAATTTAGTACGTACTAGAGTTGGAGAAGTTTTTTTCAATCCTCGTATTGGCACTAGGATATCTGATGCATTGTTTGAATTATCAACTGATGATTTCACCAATCCAATCAAAATGGAAGTTGAATCTGTTATTACTAACTTTGAACCTAGAGTACTATTAGACAAAGTTACTGTCAATTCGAGGCCAGATAGTAATGCTTTGGATATTGTTATTAGGTATCTAATTATTGGATTATCTGCTCCACCACAAAATATTTCGTTCATTTTAGAACCAACTAGGCTATAATGGCACTACAACAATACACAAATCTGAATTTTGAGGACATAAAGGTCTCAATAAAGGATTATTTAAGACAAAACAGTAATTTCTCTGATTTTGACTTTGAAGGTTCAAACCTGTCTGTAATAGTCAATACTTTAGCATATAATACTTACTTGACTGCGTTCAATACGAACATGGCAATCAATGAAGGTTTTATTGATTCTGCTACTATAAGAGAGAATGTAGTATCTTTAGCACGTAATATTGGATATGTACCTAGATCTAGAAGAGCAGCAAAAGCAACAGTAGATTATACGATTACAGGAATTTCAACAACTGCTACTACAATAGAATTCCAACCAGGTATAATATCCAATGGTAGGGTATCAAGTACAAATTTTATTTTTTCTATTCCCGAAAAACTTACTGGAACAGTATCAAATGGAACTGCTGAAGGTGTCTTAGAAGTATTCCAAGGTCAGTTTTTAGAAAGACAATTTGAAGTTGATTCAAGTATTCATAATCAGAGATATGTTCTTCCTAATGATCACATTGATACATCTACTATAAGAGTTTCAATTAGGGAAAATGCTGCTTCATCAACAGAAACTGAATATAAGTTAGTAGACAATATTTTAGGAATAACTTCTACATCTAACATATATCTTTTACAAGAGACATCTGATGAGAAGTATGAGTTATTATTTGGAGATGGTGTTTTTGGTAAGAAATTAGATGCAGGAAATGTAATAGAAGTTTCATATATTCGTACTGATGGATCTGATGGTAATGGTGTTAGAGATTTCAATTTTGCTGGTACTATACGAGATCAGGATGGTGCTGTAATTAGTAATTTTGTTCCATTCTTAGTAACTAATAAACCATCCGAAAATGGTGATAATATAGAATCCCTACAGAGTGTCAAATATTACGCTCCAAGGCGATATGCGTCTCAACACAGGGCAGTTACAGCATCAGATTATGAAGCAATTCTTCCATCTGTTTATCCTAATATTGAAACGGTAAGTGCTTATGGTGGAGAGGATTTAGAACCTCCTCAGTATGGAAAAGTTTTTATTGCTGCAAAACCTAGAAATGGTAATTTCCTTTCAGACTTTACTAAGAAGGATATTTTATCTTCATTGAAGAGTTATTCTGTTGCAGGTATCGTTCCTGAATTTGTAGACTTGAAATTCTTATATGTTGAAATTGATAGTTATGTTTACTATAACTCAAACTTTATAGGTGATCCTGATAACTTGAAATCTGATGTAATATCTGCATTGACTTCATTTGCTGGTGGTACAGAATTGAATAAGTTTGGTGGTAGATTCAAGTATAGTAAAATATTGTCTCTGATTGATAGTGTAAATACATCTATTACATCGAATATTACAACTATAAGGATAAGAAGAGATTTACAGGCTCAAATAAATCAATTTGCACAGTATGAATTGTGTTTTGACAATACTTTCTATCGTGGAGATACTAAGTATAACGTAAAATCCACTGGTTTTACTATATCAGGAACAGAAGGAACAGTTTACTTCTCAGATGAATATGTTAGTGGTGATAAAGGTAATCTATTCCTATTTCAAGTTATATCTTCTTCGGATATAAAAATTATCTCTAAATCCTTTGGTAGTGTTGATTATAAGAAGGGTGAAATCATTATAGATACTGTGAATATTACCTCAACGTCACAACCAGATAACCTTGTAGAAGTTCAAGCAATTCCAGAGTCTAATGATGTATTAGCACGTAAGGAATTATATCTACAATTTGATGTGTCTAAGAGTAATTTCTATATGAGACAAGACTCTATAGCATCTGGTGCTAATACATCTGGCACAAGGTACAATCCACAATCTAGTTACCAAAACGGTAGTAAGACACGATAAATGATTGAAACCTCAATAACTAAAGTCAAGAT